CGGTCCAGAAAGACTTGGATTCATTGACTTTGAAGCCGAAAAGGCTCAAGAGATCAATGACGGAAGCCACAGCACCCACAGGGACGACAATGTCGTCTCCGTAGATGCTAACGACCTCACCCCAGGAATGGGGGGAGGGGTCAATACCGCTGCGCTCCATACCCATCAAGGCAATCACAGAGAAAATGATTGTCTCGAGGGGGAAAGTGAGTGCAGAACCCATCGAAGCGAACTTAGCGAGGTGCCATTCGACACCATTCACATCAGCCCACTCCGACCTAGTCGCGAACACAAAGTCCGAGAGATGAGGCCACCTATGCAGGAGGCGCTCAACCATCGTCTTGTGTACGCGATCCGAAGCTTCACTCAGGTCGAGTGTAGCAAGGGTCCCAGTTTCCGAAGCAGTTCGAGCGAGAGCTCGGTTTCTGCTTTGGTCGGCGAACCCGATCAGCCTAGAGAGGCTAGTCGAGTCGACGGTCTTATAGATCTCTGCCTTGAGAGCTTGCTGCGCATATTGCATCGCACTGGGCTCAATGGCAATGATCCGAGGACCAGACTGGGTCTTAGGTACGGCGACTACCCTTACAGGTAGTTCGTCGTGACGGGCAACAATGTCCACAGGGGCCCACTCAGGAATGTTCCGAGTGTAACGCCAGCTTGGGAAGACATCTTCTAGCCTTTGGGGCCAGTAGGGGAATTCCCAGCGCTCAGGGTGGTCGAGGCGATCAGCCACGGCACCTGGCCCATGTGAAGGTACGAGGTCGTAATTGGCAATCTGCTTTTCCAAGAGATTGAACAACGGCCCGTACACACTCAACACCACGTCCTGGAACTCTTTCCAGGGCATATCTGCCTCTCGGCGGATAAAGTGGTCATCGAGTGCATCGTCGGTCTCGATGAAGGAACGAAAAGCATCGTCAAGCCTCTCAGGCGTGACGGGCCGCTCTACCTTCTGCGTCAGGTAGCAAATCTGACGCACTGCCCAGACACATGCGTGATCTGGTTCATCGAGTAACTGACCTTCGTCGTCGAACACGCGAGTAAGGAAACCCCGTAGAAAAATGGGGAGCCCTGACCTTCGGTCAAACCGAGGGTTCGTACTGGGCCAACAACCTTGGTCAAGACCTCTTTCGAGGTCCTTGGCGAGTGTTGGCAAGGTGATCGTTAAAAACGGATCACCCTCGTGTTCGTGCCGACGCGTGAGGCTTTCAGCATCACGCGCGACATCAACGTGGCACAATGCACTGGCGTCAGCCAGTGCAGCGAGATGGAGCTCTAACAGGCTTTTCATCTCTCCCTTTCAGGTAGAAGAATCCAGCATGCTAGACCGGTCCAAACGACTAGTTTGGCCGACGGAGGGTTGAAGCAAGTACGAAGGCAGACATACTGATCGAGATCAGGATGCATGTGCCAACGACGAGCAAGACCACGACGGCTTCAGTCATCGTTCTCCACCCACGACCTTCGTGAGAAGGGCGTTCGTCGAGGCACTGAGAGCGGCAGTCTCTGCCGTATACAGTGCGATGACGTCCGATGCAGCGACGCCAACCGGGACAGAAATC